CGGGTCGTGCAGAAACCGGACATGGTCGAGGCCGGTCTGCCGCTGGACGAAAGCGATCATCGCCTTGTCGTCGCGGTCGCGCACGACGCCGAGATTCCAGCCGGCGATCCATAGGGCGTGCAGCTTCGGCACGAACTTGCCTTCGAGGCGCGTTCGACCCCCCTTCGAAGCAGGCCGAAAACCGGGTTTGAAGCCCTTGGCGCGCAACTCCTCGACCACGCGATTGCGCTCGGTCTCTGTCATGTCCCTGGCCGACGACTTGCCGGTCACCCGCATCAGCATCACCCGCCAGGTGTCGTCGTCCAGGCCGAGCTGCTTCTTGCCGGCATGCATGGCCGCGAGCGCTCTCATTGCTTCCCCCGCCGATCTTCGAGTAACAGCTGCGTTTTCTTCTTCGGCTTCGGGGCGTACAGATCGTCCAGTTGCCGCAGGATGTCGCCGAATGCGTAGGCGTCGGAGACTTCGATCTCGATCCGGATAAACCGGGACTGCCCCCTCGACGTGGAGGTGTAGGAGCGAATTCGCGCGGTCTCCGGGCTAAACCAGATACTGGTCATGACCTGAATTCCTCCGCGACCAGCCGCGCGACTGTGGCAAAGGCTATGTCGCAAAGCTGACGGACCCTAGCCGGACTGCCGCTGCAGTCGACGGTCAGTTCCTGGCGCTTTCCGCTCGGCGTCAGCAGGAAGATACCGAGCATCGGGGTCTCGGGCTTGGTGGCCGGCTCCGATAGTCGTTCGTCGCGCACGCGCGACATCACCTGTCCGTCCAGCACGAGACCTGCGCGGATCGCCGCCACCTGCGCCTCGGCGTGGTCGAAGTCATAGGCCCAGAAATCGTATGCGTAGATCTCGTCGTCGACGGCGTAATGCGCGGTGTAGAGGTAGATCGTGAAGCCGTCGTCATCGACGTCCACCAACTCACCATCCGGCCTGTCGCGCTTGCCGCGCTCGGCATCGAGATTGATCAGATCAGCCATGAACGGCCCTCCCGAAAGAGGGCCGCACAAGCTTACCTTGGGAACCGGATAAAGCAGCGACGGAGTGGTTCTCCGTCGATATGACGGGCGATTTCCCGAAGTTGGCAGCGAACCTTCTCTTCGATGCTCGGGTCTTCGACGATGTCCCAGAGGATGTCAGAACGCAGTTTGACAGGGTAGCGAGGCAAGACTTTGCGCATGTCAGGCGCTCCTGCCAAAAATGTCCATCTGTTCTGCCGGCATTCCGTCCGGCAGCCGGTCGATCAGCCCGAGTGCAAGGCAGATGCGCGCCTCTGCGGCCAGCCGCGGCCGGCTGGCAGAACCAAGTCGCCAGATGCCGTCGAGGTTGAGCCCGGCTTCCACGCCGCGCACAATTTGGATGCGGAGCGGCTTGCGTTTGGTTTCTTCCACCGAGAGCTTCAGCAGCATCGCTTCCATGCGCGCCTGCGCCTGTCGTTCCAGTTCTGCGAAGGTCCGCATGATGATGACGGACACCTCGTCCGCTACTGGGCCGGTGAGAACGGCCGACAATTGCAAGGCTCCCTCGCGAGTGAAGCCGTAATGCGTGAGGTCCGTTCTGCGGCGCTCCGCAGTCTCCGCAAAATGCGTAATCTGCAAACGAAATTCCTCGTCCGTCATCTCGAAGATGAAATCGTTTGGGAAGCGGCCAATATTGCGACGCACTTGCTCCATGATCCGGTTCACCTTGACCTGATAGAACTCGGCAAGGTCGCGAGCCATCATAAACGGGGGGCGTCCCGGCAGCGTAAAGATGCGCGCTTGCACGGTGGCCATAGTCATTTCGATAGTCATGTTGTGCTCCTTTGGTTAGCGCCCAGCAACTCGCTGTCAATCGGGTGGCCGGGCAGTCGCGGGTTGACAGACCGACGTGGAGCACGCGGCGAGCCTTGCGGCTCCCCACGCTGCCCGGCCATAGCAAAAGGCGCTGACCTTGCGGCCATGCGCCTTGCTCGGGCGCTCCAACGGACGGACTGTCAAATCCGGCTTCGCCTTGTCTGCGAAGCACACGAAAGATACGCTCGAAAGGGGAAAAGTCAAAGGGAGAGGAAAAATGGCTACCGCAGCGTATTTCGGCGGCGAGAAAGAGATCGACCCCTTCGTGCAGGAAGCGTGGCAACTCCTGCCCATAGTCAGGGCGCATCAGCTGCGCCGCCTTCTCGGCCGCCACCATCGCCTCGGCCTCGGTACAGCCGCGTGCCGAGGTCATCTCCCGCAAGTGGCGGATGCGGCTTCTGATCCGATCAATCGACATCACGCATCTCCTCTTGGCTCGATCGGTCCCGGCCCGGACCCCTGCAAATTCACTGGGTCCTCCTCGGCGATCGTCGCCGCGATCACATCAGGTGACATACCCGTCGTTTCGAGCTGCGCGCGGCGCATGCCGGCCCAGGCGTCGACCCGGCCCATATGCAGGTCGAGATCGCCGGCCAGCTCGCGATAGACGCGCGCCGCCTCGCTAAACATGCCGCAAGTGGCGTAGCTCGCGGCCAGTCCGGTCCGCTCGCGGATCAGGTCGTGGATGCTCATGATGCGTCTCCTGCGGTGTGATTGAGCGCGCGCGTATGGGCGACGGCGGCCGGAAATTTACGTTCGAGGTGACGCATCAAGTTCTGCAGAACGTGCTGGTCGGCGCGGACACTGAAACACGCGGCGGCGATTGCTGCCGCCGTCTCGATGTAGAGGTGCGAGAGCGCCTCCAGCACAACCGGGCCCTCGGTGCCCCGATCGACCTCGGCCTGCATCCACTCGATTGCCGTCTTCGTCCATCCGGACGCGATGCCCCGGCCGACTACCCTCATCACCGGCGATTTCGCGGTCAGGAAGGTTTCGAGGCTGGCCGGTGTGCCATCGTCATTGTAAAACTTTTCGATCGCCATCACGCTGCTCCCACTATGCCTTGGCCAGGTCGATTGTGACGGAGCGCCAGTCCGCGTCGGGACGCGGACGCTCGTAGCAGCGCACATAAATCTTCGACCCGACGACGCGCATCGCGGCGCGGATGGCATCCATGGCGCGCTTCCATCGCTCGTCCTCGAAATCATAGCGCAGCAATCCGAAGATGCGTGCGCGGTCGATCTGGCCAGCCTTGTCGACATTGAATGCATCCGTGAAGATCGTCCGCACCTCGGCCCGGCTGGCGTCTGACCATTCGCGGAAGCACTCGTCGAGCAAGCCCTTCGCGACCTGCAATTGCGGTCCAAAATCGATGTAGTCCTGCACCTGGACCTGCACTTTCATCAGCCCGTCATATGTCATGAAGGTCTTGTTGCCCTTCGCACCGCCGACGCGACCCTGATACTGCTGGGCAAGGATCGCTTCGAAGGAAGCGAGATCGTCAAAAGTGTGCTGCTTGAACCGTGCAACCTGGTCCGACAGCTCTCGGGCGTAGCCAAGCACCTTGCGGACGGTCTCGTCCTCCAGCAGGTGTTCGGCCTTGATCGCCTCGACGGGAATAAGGGCTCCTTTGGCATCGGCACGATAGGCCCTGCCGTTGACGATAACGTCGCCGGTCGGGCGGTCTTCGAGAATGACGGTATCCATGGAATTCACTCCTGGCTTTGATCGCCGCGCAGGGCGGCAAGATGGGTTTGGATGGTGGCCGCCTGAGCGGCGATCATGTCGGCGCGGGCTGTGTCGGCCCGCCCGTCGTCTGTTGTTTCGGGCAGCGCCAAAGCGTGGACGAGGATGTCCGCCTCCAGGCAGATCAACCAAAACTGCTTGACCGCCAGCGCAAGCGCCAGTTCGCCGGCCAGGCTCACCCGCGCCCGGCGCGGATTGGCGATGATGCACGCGGCAAGGTCGATCACGCCGACGTCGGCGGCATGTTCAAGCAGCGACTTCAAGGCAACCTCCCGTGCTTCTTCATGAGGCTATGAAGCTGGCGGGTCGCGGTGAGCAGCTTGTTGCGAGCAAGGATTTCTCCTGCGCCCGAGAACCGCGCCTGCAACAGCCCGTCGGTCGCGAGACCGACCTTTGTCGACGCATCGAGAATTTCCCGATCTGCGCGCGCCGCCTTGACCTGCGCCGGGGTCAGCGAAGGTGTCAGCCGGGCAACTTCCTGGGCGACGAACCGGCGCATGATCGGCTCGATCTCGCGCGCAATCTGCTCGGCCTGTGTCGTATGTGTGCAGGTAGTGGACATCATTTCTTCCCTCCGAATGTCGGGTGGAAGAAGACGTTTCCCTGCTGGTGTGGAGTTGTTTGTGCCAAGCGCGCGGCCGTCTGTTCGGCCCTACCCGCGCGCAGTTCACCGCCCGCCTCCAGCTCGCGAAGGATGCGCAGTTCCCGTTCCTGAATGGCGGCAAGCTCGCCGAGCTTCAGGAGGAGAATGGAGATCGCCTTCGGTTCAATGATCTTGCCGCTGCCGATCGCTTCGCCGACCCGGCGCAGCTCGCCTGATAAGGTGGAGCTTGGGTCGCTCATGCCAGTTCCCCCAGGTCGCGGTTGCGCCAGGTTGCCGTCAGGTGCTTGAGCCCGAGGTCCTGGCCTGAACCGAGCGCCAGCAGGTGCGCGGCGCGCAAGGTCCGGTCGATGTTGCGCAGCGCACCCGGCCTCGTGGCGATGCCCGACAGGAATTTCACGCAGTCTGGGTCATCGACTCCCCACGCCTCGATCAACATAAGTGCGTCGCCAGCCGGGTCGAGTTCCATCGCCAGCCTACGATCGAAGCGTGTCAGGACCTGCGCGCGGCTGTTGATCGAAGCCCGATCCTTCAGGAAGCCGGCAGCAGTCGTTTCATTGCCGACGAGCGCGACCCCGCAGCGGTAGATATCGACGAAATGGCGGAGCTGGTTGATTGCGTCTGGCACGAGGTTCTGGGCCTCGTCCACGATCAACAGCGAGCCTTCACCTATGCGCTGGAGCTTTCGTCCGATGGCGCGCACGAGACGCGCCGGGTTGTGTTCCTGCACATCCAGCTCCGCCGCCAGTTCGACCAGTAGCCCGTGCAGCGTCTTGGATTGCGGACTGATCGTCGCCAGCCATGCGTGGGGTCTTGTCGCGGCGAAATGACGTGCCGCGAACGTTTTTCCGGTCCCGGAGGGCAGCACGATCATGGTGAAGCCGGGCAATATCTGCGAGGTCAGCAGCACGTTGAATATTTCGGAGCCTGTAGCCGTGCGCAGGAAGGTCGGCGAGACGGGCAGGCCGGTGGCGATGCTCGCACCCTCATCGAGCACGTCCAGCCAATTGCTTATGCTATCGTTGACATTGCGCAGCGTGCCTGGGTAATTGCCGTTGCTCCACTGGCTGAAGGTTGCCTCCTTCACGCCGGCGCGCCGGCCGACCTCCGCCTTGCTCCACTCGCGTTCACGCGCCACGTCGATCACTCGGACAAGCAGCTTTCGCCACCGCTCGACCTCGGCCGCGCCGTGCTTTTCGACAAAGGCAGGTGTCGGGGAATTAACGGTCCAATCGGGAGTTGTGCTCAAAAGTTTATTCATCTAGGGTTCCTTTTTGTTGTTGCTGGCGGGCCTTCTGGCCCGCCGTTTTTTTGGAACCGAACGCGATACTTATCGGCTCTTCACTCGTGTGCCGGGCGCTGCCGGCCGATCTCCTTTCGGGAATTGAATGATGGCGGCTTCACCACCCTCCAGTTTGGCCAGCCCCCGGCTGTAGTCGGCAGCGAACTGCTGCTCGTCGATCAGCTCGGCCACCGGGGCTGGCTGCTGTTGAGTGATGAGTCGCGTGACCTTGGGTCGGGCCGGCCTGGGCTTCTGCCCATCGGCGCGTTCACCACGCTTCAGCATCTCCTGGAGTTCCAGATCGTTGAGCCGGCGCGCTGCGTCCTTCTGCGCCTTCGTGGACTTGCCGAATTCGTTTCTGGCGCGGGCCTGCTCGCGTGCTGCGGCCTGGCAGTCGAAGCCGGTCTTGTCGACGCAGGCGGCATCGCAGATGAAGCGGCCGTCGCGATCGTAGATCTTCACCGCGCCGTGCAGATCGGCAGGATCGAACCGGACCGTCAGCTTGCGGCCGATGAACTCGTTGAGCTCGCGCGACCAGTAGCGATTACCGGCCAGATGCACGGAGCCGGCAGGCTTGCGGGCCGTGACCGTCTCGGCCGTCAGCATCCACAGCGATCTCTGCACTGGGCTGGCGAAGCGCACGAGGTTCGCCGGGTCCGCCATGCTCTGGGCAAACACCGCGTCGAAGCTGCGCCCTTTTGCCGTTTCTGTCTGCCGGCCGACACGGGCATTGTGTTCGTCAATGCAGGCGCTGACATGCCTTTCGAGCTGGTCGATAGGCACAGCCCACTTGCCGTAGTTCTCGGGCTTGTGCTGAGGGCTGTGGCCCGTATAGGCACCGGCCATATCGGGATGCTTGGAGATTTCCTCGGCGAGGTCTCCCCAGCCGCGTTCGATGGGCTTGGACTGGCCTGAATAGGGCTGCACGAAGCGCCCATCGATGCCGAGCGTCTTCAGGAGGCCGGCGACTTCGTCCTCAGTGATCTTGAAGCGATGCCGCCGCTTCGACTGACCGGAGATCTTCTTCGACGCAAACGCCCGGCCATTGTCCATGTAGAGGCGCTCGGGGATGCCGTGCGCTTCGACCATGGAGCCGACGATGGTGCGCACGGCTTCCCATGTTTCGGCTTCGGTCAGCGTCCAGGACAGGATCTTGCGCGAGTAGAGATCCTGCGTCGCCATCAGGTAGACGCGGGTCCACTTCTCCCGGTCAGGCATCCGCACATGAAGGTCGAGCTGATGGCCGTCCGTGTTGGCATATTGCATGGCAGTTAGGTGAGCGACCGAACGCTCCTGCGCCGGAAACAGGCGGCGCGCCGCTTCCTTGCCCTTGCGCGCAAGAACCTGCACGGCGTGGGGAACCTTCAGGTTCATGTGGCGGCGCAGTGTCCGCTCGGATGGTATGGGTGCCCAGCCCTTCTTCTTCGCGGTCGCGGCCATGCGCCGGTAGCAGGACGAGAATTTTGGCCCTTCAGGGCGCAGGTAATCTGACGCCAGCACGTCCCATGCGTCGGCATGACATTCGGCGAGGTCCGGCAGGACGCCGTTCGCGGCCGGGCTATCGGGAGAGAGCACGGCCAGCCAGTCCTGGCGGGGTTTTCCAGCGACGGCCTGCCGCCATGAATAGAGGGAGGCGCGGGAGACGCCAAACTTGACCTCGACATAGGCAACGGCCTCGCGCGCACTAAGCCCGGCCGCGCGCATGGCGTCACATTCCAGCACAGCGTCGAGCCTCTTCTGGGCGACAGCGCGCTGCGCGTCGGTCAGGGCTTCAAAACGCCGCCAAAGCAGCTTTGAAGCCTCCTCCTGGGTGATTGCAGGCGCGGCGTCGAGGAATGCCAGTTTCGAGCGCGCCGCGTCCGGGAGCAGGGAATAGTGGTATTCGTAGCCGCCGCCGCCGTCACGGCCTGCCAGTTTGCGGCAACGCGCGGCGTTGTCCCGCCAGCCGCCACGGCGAACAACTCGGTCCAGACCCTTCACATTGTCGGGCAGGCCGGGAAGCTTCGCGGCGGCGAGTTCGGCGACCGAATACCACTCTTTCATCGCGCGCCCCGTTTGATGTGGACAGGCGCGGCAGTCAGCTTGCGGATTTCCGCCGCGAGCTTGCGTTGCTCCTGCCGCAGACGCGCGATCTCGGCAAGCTTGGCCTCCTCACCCTGCAGCAGGAGAAGCCCGTCATCGCTCACCACAATGTCCCACAGCCAGAATGCGCCGGTCGCCCGCACGAACGCCTTGAAGCGCGGCAGACTGACGTCGCGCCCTTCCTTGCTTTCGGCGGTGTAGGCATCGAGCGACGCCTTCGTGACCGGCAGGCCGAGATAGGCCGACATGCGCGCCGCCACCGTCGCCCGGTCATACGGGCATTCGCGGATGGCGCGCGCCATCTCGCGCTTGAGCCGGGCGCGGAACCGCTCAATGTCGATATGCTCGACAGGATAGCGGGTCGGGAACACCGGCTCGGCGAAGAAATCTGGCTGGAATGGCTCGGACTTCATGCGGCCTTCCCCATCGTGTCGTCGAGCTTCTCGTCGATCTGCTCGCGGACGATGCACAGCGTGCCGTAATCGGCCTGGTCGAGCAGCGCGAGGATCTTGCGCAGCACGTCCGCCTGCACATCGGCGTTGAGTTTCGCCGGCTTCTCCGGCTTCAGCCAGGACAGGGCCAGCTTGAGGTCAGGCTTTTCCCGGAGAGACGCCGCGACACGCAGCTGATCGTCGGCGGACAGACGCGCCAGCTTGAGCAGCTTCGTCTGGTCGCCCTCCGCGCCGGTGCCGCGCAGGGCGGCGCGAAGCGTCGGATGCAGGTTCTGACCGATGCGGGTGGCGCGTTTATAGGTGTCGTGGCCGAAGCCGAGCTGCGCCTGCACCCGCTTCGAAAGCTCGCGCCCAGGGGCGAAAATCCCCGAAGGGTCATCGTGATCCTTCGGGAGATTTGGGTCATCCTTATTAAAAGGGGCATCGTGCCCCTTTTCGCCGGAATAGCGCCCGCGCTCGATCTTCCCGTGCTGCTTTTCCCACATTTCGCGATAGGTCAGCACGAAGATCGCACGATCGAGCGCGTTGAGCTCGTTGCGATAGAGGTTCTCGGCGATCTCCATCAGCGCCGCCTCTTCGCTGTCGGCCTGCACCACCAGCGCATCAATCTCGGCCCAGCCGATGATGCCTGCGGCGGCGCAGCGGTGACCGCCCGTCACCAGCGTATAGGGCGTTGCACCCTTGTTCTTGGCCGGGGTGCGGCGCACCGTGATCGGCGCGATCTGCCCGCGTTCCTCGAACGAAGCGCCGATCGCGGCCGCAACCTCCATGTCCACCGGCCGCAGCCGGTCACCGACATGCAGCTCGGCAAGCTTGAGACGGATAAGCTCGGCCATCATGCAGCCTCGGCGTCTTCGACGAGCTTCGTCATGAAGTTGTCTTTGGCGCGCTCCGCGATGCGCTCATAGGCGCGCTCGAAGACCGGCTCCAGACGGCGGCGCTCCACAACCCGCACCGACTGCATCACCGTCCAGCGGGCCACGCCGAGCAGCTCGACGAGCCGGCGGCGTGGAATGTTGAACTCGACGTTCAGCACATGGATCGCGATCTGCCGCGCCAGCTTGGCGTCGAACATGTCGTGCGGCGGGTCGATCAGGTAGCGGATCGGCAGGTGGTTGAAGTGCGTCCGGCTGGCGCGCATCGCGGCACTCGCCATCGCCTCAAGCCGTTCGGTTTCCGAATAGGGGTTCAACATAACGCAACTCCGGGTGACGTGTTACAAGAGCGGCACCGGTCTGCGCAGCAACGCGAACCGGTGCCTGGCATCCCCAGGTGCAGCAGCCACATGGAGACGATCGAAATGAAGCGGGACGCTGAAAGCATGGTCGCGCGCATGAATGCGGCGCGACAGAAAGGGGCAAAAGCCATGTGGTATGTTGCGGCTATGGACACGCTGCTCGACATCTTCCTGAAGCAGGACACCGTGTCGCGCGACGAATTGAAGGCCGAGCTTGAGCGGCGGATGAAACACCACGCCGACGACCAATTGCTGCGAGGCGCGTATGATGAAGCGATCGCCCAACTCACGGACCCAATCTCGCCGGCGCTTGAGGACTGACTGCCCATCAGAACACCGGCAGGCAGCGCGCCACCTGCCCGGCCAACATGGCGGTCGCGCCCATCAGGCCGAGCATGACGATTGAAAAAACCAGCACCGTCTCGACGAGACGCGGCTGCGGGCGGGGCGGAACGTCAAAACTCCCGAGGGTGATTTTGGACGGTGGATTTGCCCTTGGATCGCCGCCGCTTTCCGGCACAATCGCCCCATCGCCATCGGCAGGGAGACGGATCATGGACTTCGACACATATGAGGATTGGGCGCAGCAGGAGTGCCTGTTCATCGCCGGTCTCCTTGAGAAGGAAGACCTGCTTGAGGTGCTGCGGACCTGCCTTCACCTGGGCAAAGAGGCGCTGGAAGCGTTCGCTTCTGCGCATTCCACGGAAATTCAGGACTTCCTGCATACGCCGCGCGAGAAGAGGAAGCAGCTCCTGCGCCGCTTCCGAGAGCCTCATGAGAGGCACATGTTTCTGGTTGCGGTGCTTTACGAAGCGCGATCCGGGCTAGCGATGCTCGAAAGCCTTCGAAAATTCGGTGTATCAGGTTCGGCCGGCACGTCGCGGAGCACGATCCTTCTGCAGGCGGCTGCGGTATCGCAGGAAGTCGCTGCGCGCGCCCCGCACCTGTATCCGTTTGCCGAGGATGAACCTTTCGGGATAACCCATGAATGGTTTTCCCGCCGTGAGACCTGACAGGCAGCGGACCGAGCAGACGGGTCAGGTCCTCGGACGTGAGGCGCTGTCCATAATCAGGTATATCCGGCGTCCGATGGTGGGCCGACCTAACGGCCTTGGAAAAGGCGCTCCGCTGACGCGCACGGCGCAAGACCTCATCAGGGTCGGCAAACCCGGTGCCTTCCACTATGGCCGCATTGCATATGAAGCAGCCCTCGTCGCTGTAGACCTGCAATACATCGGCCTTGCCCGGCGATCCGGGACGAACGAACACCTGCTCTCCGGCGAGGGGGAAAAGGCGCTCGTTCCAGTAGCGGTTGCCATAGAGCTGGAACGCGCCCGATCGGTCGACCGTCACAACCTGCGGAAATTTCACCGTGTCGCCCATCACGCAGCCTCTTGCGGCGGCAGGACGCGGCGGGACGATTCCGCCAGATACTTCGGGTCGAGAATGCGGGTCTTGCGCTTCGGATACCGGTCGCGGAACAGCACCTCGACGGGGACGCCAAGGAAGTCGGCAATCGCGCGCTCTGCTTTCTCGTTCTCGCGAGCCCAGATGTTCTTGAAGCCCGATGCGGGAAGGCCGTAAACTGTGGGTAGCGCGGTTATCGTCATGCCCTTCTCGTGCAGGGCGGCTACGATCGTGCGCCGGTTCCAATGCTTGGGACTGGTCATGTCGTCTCCAGATTGAGCGGGTGTTGGCGCACCCGCTCTTTGTTGGTTCGTTTGTGTGGTGCGTCTGCCGGATAAAACCGGAGACCAGAGAAAGGGATATGGCACAATTGGGAATATGTAAAGCCCCATTCGTGCCTATTGAGCATTGGCAAAAGAGGAAGTCTGCAAAACCGACTTGGGCCGCCGTCTAAGGGACGTTAGGCGTCAAATTGGCGATCCACCGCGTGCAGAGTTTGCGAAGCGATTGGGCATCGCTGAGAAGTCGCTGGGAAACTATGAGCGCGGGGATCGCGTGCCAGACGCTGATGTCTTGGGCGCATACCGCACGATGTTTGCAGTAGACGTGTCATGGCTCGTCACGGGCCTTGGCGAGATGTTCGCGGATCCATCGAAAATGCCGGCGTCGGCTAGGCTCGTCGATCTCGACCTGCACGAGAGACTCGGCGCGATCATCGACCAGGAGCACCGCGCCGCTCGGATCAACATGCAGATGGAGGTCTTCGCCGCCGAGGTGGGCAAGGCATACAATCACCTGGTCGGGCTGGTCGCCGATCTGTCCGATGCCGAGGCGGTCGGCGAGGCGCTGCCGCTCGTCAGGCGCAGGGTACGCCAGCAGCTCGCCGACGCCGCCAGCAACCCGGGTACCGGCAAACGCGAGGCTTCATGATCGTCCGCTGAGGCGGGCCGACCACCGCCCGAAACGACGCGCGCCATCGCCCGGCGGTTCCCCCCAGGCGGCTGCGACACATGATTTAATGTGGACCCGTCAGCCCGCGCGATGCTGGAACATGCCGCCCTCCCCAAGCTCCCTCGGGCAGCATAGGAAATGCGGTCAGCGTCGCAAGCCCGCGCAGGCGGAAGCAACGTAAGGTAGAGCCTCGTCGAACGTCCCTCGGCTGCGGAACCTTGAGAGGCGCTCTAAGGCATCAAATTTTCAAGGTTCCACATTGTATTTCAAATACTTAAGCTAGTCAGCGCGGCAAGGTTCCGCAAAATGC